TCCAGTATCAACTGGCAAGCATTGTTACGCCCGTGCCTGTGTATGCATCTTTTAACCGAAACTTTGCGATTGAACCAAAATTTATAACTTGGGATTTGCGGAACGTGCATCAACCTGTTTACACGGGCGGCAACCAAGCAAACAAAGGAATTGATAGACCTGTATTTCAGATTTCAATTTTTACCCAAATTATTGAAGATGGATTTACAATCGCAAATCAAATATTGCAATCGCTGCATGGGTATTCGGGCTTGTTTGGTGGGGCAACCTACGGATTTCAAATATCTAAAGCAGACGTCAATTGGTTATACAATTCCTATGACAATGAAAACAAGTTGGCAGAGGTTTTTCTTGATTGCACTTTAGATATTCCAACATAAGACACCACATTAATTTTCTTTTGAAGGATGAATCATGGCTTTACCAAATAAAATATTACCCGGCTTTAGTGCATCAATGTATGCACAACCAGCAACTACGCCAACTGTGTTGACGCTTGCTCAATTGTCGCTTGTTGCAAGTGTTTCCCCGCTTGCTGTTACGGGCAACTTGATGAGCATTGAAGCAATTCCCGCTTTTGGTCAAGATGATGCAGTAGCATCCTTTACTGTAGCGGGTGCGCGTCAATCGGACAAAATTCCAGCACAGTCTGCGCCAACATCAATGACAATTACTGCGGCATGGAATCCAAGCGATGCAGTAATTAATACTTTGTTGCGTACAGATGCATACAGCGGAACTGTTGACCGCACATTTGTTATTGCCGCAACTGATGGCGTAAACATTGTGTACTATTCATTTATTGGTCGCGTATCGCAATTTCAAATTGATTCAGCGCCCGGTGCAGAAGCCAAGTGTACGTTTACCATTCACCCGCGCGGCAACCTTTATGGTTGGTGCAACAACGCTTAATTAGGAGCATAAATCATGGCAGCACCAAACGTAGTTTTACCCGGCTTTAGTGCCTCAATGTGGATGCAAACGGGCGCAACGCCTACAGCGTTTACTGTAGCAAACCTTGCTGTATGGACAGCGCAAGTTGCAACGCTTGTAGGTACTTCAGCAAACGGCACGGGCGCATCAGGTACTCAATTGAACGTAGAAGCAGTTCCCGCTTTTGGTCAAGATGATGCGGTTGCATCTTTTTCTGTGGCAGGCGCACGGCAAAGCGACAAAATCCCAACGCAAAGCGCACCGACAAGCATGACTATTACGGCAGCATGGAATCCGTCTGATGCGGGTCTTTTGTTGATTCGTGGCGATGCTTACAGCGGAGTGATTGATCGCACTTTTGTTGTTGCAGCAGTCGCTGGTTCAACCACTATTGCGTATGCGTTTAATGGTCGTGTTTCTCAATTCCAAATTGATGCAGCACCGGGCGCAGAAGCAAAATGCACTTTTACTATTCATCCCCGTGGTGGACAGTACGGTTGGAGTAATACATAATGACGCTTGAAGAAGCAGTCGATTTGTTAGTGTCCACGGACAAAGACCTTGATTTAATTGCGAGGTTTTTGCCTGTGGACGCTGGCGAAGTAAATGCAGCGTTGGCTGGCGCTGATGAGGATTCCGCTGATGGTGTTGCTTTGCGTTTATTGGCAAAGTACAACCCTTATGCTGAAACAAGCAAAGTCGTAAAAAAAGTTACGTCTAATGCTAGTAGCGAAACATAATACAAGGAAGCAACATGAAATTTAGCGTAGAACAGGAATCAGACCCTGTAATGCAATTTGTGATGTGTTTGCTGCACAGCGTTACCAATGCGCACATTTTGCATTTAACTACGCTAAGTTATTCGGAGCATAAAGCATTAGAAACTTTTTACACAGAAATTGGCGATCATGTAGATGATTTTGTAGAAGCATTTCAAGGCAAATATGGTTTGTTGCATGATTTTACTAACAATTATGAATTGCCAACAACGCCATTAGATTATTTGACTTATTTAAAAGATGAAGTAGCAACGCTGCGCCGTGCAGATAAATTTCCGCAAGACAGCGAGTTGCAAAACATTACAGATGAAATTTCCCAATTAATAGATAGCACACTATATAAACTCAGATTTTTAAAATGACCACAATACAAAACACAAATGATTTGCTTGGATTTTTAGTTGCTCAATCAGGTGAGCGCAAAGATTGGTTTGGTTTTTCGCAGCAAAAATTGACTGCGGTAAATCTTGCCCACAAAATTGCACAAAATCATGCATCACAAATGACCCCTGCCGAAGTGGTCACTTATGTGTTAACGTTGAATCAAGAAATTTTTAATCGCATCATAAAAGAATCACGAAACTACTAAAGGACACGATATGACAATAGCAAACAAACTTGGAAAAGGGTATGAGGACATTCGCGCCCAAGCCCGTTTTAAAACCATTACCATTCAATGCAATGATGTGGTTTTTGATTTAAAAGTTCGTATTCCTGTTAAGCGGGAAATGGAAGCATTAATCAATTCAATTACAGAACCTAATGCACAACGTGTAGAAGAAATCTACCAGCGTCTTGGTGCTCCATTGCGTAAAACTCTTGAAGAAGCAGACGAAGGTTTTTTAGATGCTTTAAATAAAGACAATGAAAAAATTAAAATTACCGATAATGATGTAATTGTTGATGGAACATCTGTTAGGCAAGTTGCAAAAATGACTGCCATTTCGCAAATGCAAGTTGAAAAATATTTTGGGTTGTTGCAATCAGCAACTGGTGAACCAATTACAGAAACGTATGATGAAATTGCAGAAGAATTTCCAGAAGCAGTGATAAAAGAAATTGTTGCAAAGATTGATGATGCAATTAAACCAAATTACAAAGAAGCAAAAAAAAACTAAGGCAGTCAGTTGAAAAACAAGTTATAGCGGCAATGCTTTTTAACGGGCATACGCAAACAAGTATAAGTTCAATAGATGAAGAAACATTCTCAGAAATATGTGTAATGTTTCACGATGGTATTCTTGGCGGCAAAGGAGTTTTTGAAGCTGTTGCCCCATTAACGGCGGCGGTGTTTAATTATTTGCGTCCATCAGGCACGCAAGCATACAAGTCAGATGCAATTTTTCCTTGGGTTTCCGAGTATGATAGAAACCCTGATTTAGAGATTCCTAATAAGGATAAAGTCAGTAATACTTTGTTGAACTTTTTGGCTCAAGCACCCGGCTTTAGCATGGAGAAAATCAATGGCGGCAATTCAGCAATTTAGTGTTGAAGGTTTTCCCGAATTATTTGCTGCAATGGATATTCTTAAAGAAGAAATCGGCAAAGGCAAAACCGACAAAATTTATCGAGAAGCAATGAAAGCAGCATTTGCGCCTGTGTTAAATGCTGCTAAACAAAATGCGCCAAAAGATACGGGACAACTTGCTGCCCGTATTTACATGAAAGTGCATCGTCCAAACCAAAGCGATAAAAAAAGCAAGTATTACGAACGTGGCGAAATCTACATGGCGCGTGTATCTGCAAGCCCATTAAGAGATGATTCCAAATTACACGTTATATTAAATAAGCGTGGACGTTTTCAAAGTGTTTGGCGCAACAAACGTCCAGTTGCTGTATCGCAAGAATTTGGTAATGCATCAACACCAAAACATCCTTTTTTGCGACCAGCATTAGAAGGCAACACACAATTAGTTGTTTCAATTTTAGGTGACCAATTGCGTTTAGCGATTGATGAAATAGCGCGTAAAGCGGCACGAGGCGCGAAAGGTTAATCATGGCACAAATTGGTTCATTATCAGTAAAACTTGGTCTTGTAACTGTTGAATGGGATAAGGCTACTGATAACGCAAAGCGTTCTGCAAAAGAATTACAAACAAGTTTTGATGATCTTGGCGGCAAAGTAAAAAATTTAGCAGACAAGTTTAAAGAATTTTCTGGTGTTGGTGCAGCATTGGGTTTTGGTTTTTTATATCATGAAGCAGTAGCACTGACGGATGAAATTGATGATCTATCTAAAAGTTTTGGATTAAGCACTGGTCAAGTATTGGCGTTTCGTGATGCTTTAGAACAATCTGGCGGTAAAGCAGAAAACGCAGATAAAGCGCTTAACACATTGTTTGGAAAAATTGCTGAAGCAAGAACTGGAAATGATTCGGCAATTGCTCAATTTGAAAAATTAGGTATTGCTTTTGGTGAATTAAAAACACTTAGTCCTTACGAAGCAATCCAAAAAGTTGCAAGTGGTTTTTCAAACATAACAAACCAATTTGAAAAAACAAAAGCAATTAAAGATGTTTTAGGTAAAGCAGGAATAGGAGTTGATTTAGAAAATGTAGCTGATGCGTTAAAAAAAGGCACAGGCGAATTTGATAAATACAATGAATCAATTAAAAAAGTTGGTCAAGTTTCTGATGCGTTAAAAAAGAATTTAACAAATTTGACGTTGGCATTTGCTGATTTAATTGCGCCGTTATCTCAATCGCAAGTCATAAAAATTGAAACATTTAGTGCAGCATTAAAAGGAATTGCCGCTGGTGCTGCTGTTGCGGCAATAGCTTCAATGGCGGTCAATTTTAAAAATCTTGCTGTTGCCATAAAAGAAGCGGCAGCAGCAGGCGCATTGTTTAATTTAACTGCTGGTGGTGCAACGCCAATTGGTTTGATTATTAAAGCAGTTACGGCAGCAACAGCAATTGGAACATTTATTTATGTTACAGGTTCAGCAGCTAATGAATCAGGTATTAGCAACGCTGATTTTGATAGAGGCGCAGCAGAAGAAGAAAGACAAAAAAGGCTTAAATCTGGACAAATTCCTAATAAAAGCCCTTTTGTTGGCAAAACAGCAAACTTAGGAACATTGCTTGGTAGACCATTAGAAGAACATGGGCAATTCATGCCCGATGGTTCGTTTGCAGCGTCTGGTGCAAAAGATACAAAAAATGATGGTTCTATTTCCAATGAAGCCAAATCATTAAATATACAAATTGCTTTGACAAAGCAATTGATGGATTTAGATCGTCAAAAAAATGCCTTTGATATAGATACGTCTAAAACAGAATTAGAAAAAAAATTAAATGATATTGAAATAGAAAGACAGAAAAAAGTAAAACAAGCAGACGCAGATACGCAACAAAAAATTGCGTCTGGCAGCGAAACAATGAGTGCTGCGTTAAAAAGCGCAACATATGCAGAGGCATCAGCAAAAAAAGCAAAAATAAATCAAGAAGCTGCTGATGCAAAATCAATGGCAAATTTGCAAGACAGATTGCGATTGAGTAAAGATTCAATTGAAAACGAAAAACTGTCAGCAGAAATTTTGTTAGAAAGTCAAAAAAATGCTTTCAACATGGATGTTTCCAAAACAGAATTGGAAAAACAATTATATGAAATTGAAATAAATAGACAAAAAAAGATTGTTCAAATAGATGCTGAAGCCAAACAAAAAATGGCTGGCGGCAACAATGTAACAAGTGAAGCATTAGCAGAAGCAACAATAAAAAAACAACAAGCAAATCAAGAAGCAAGCGATGCAAAAGCGTTAATGACGCAAAAAGACCGTATTCGTTTATCGCAAGAAGCTATTGAGGCAGAAAGGCAATTAGCAGAAATTGATGAACAAAATATGGTTGAGGCATTTGGTTTTTACAATGCCCAAATACTTGCTGCAGAAGCAAAAAGAGTAGCATTAGAAAAAGACGCGCTAGATGCAGAAGAAGCAATCAGAATTGAATCAGAACAAAATATAGCAGAAGCTGCTGGTTTTTATAATGCTCAAGTTCTTGAAGAAGCAGCAAAAAGAGTTGCGCTTGCAAAAGAGGCTTTAGAGGCTGAAGAAAATATTAGGCAAGAATCAGAAAAAATAACAGCAGAAGCATGGAGTTATGTTGACGCAAAAATAGCAGCACAAAAAGCATTTTACGATGAAGCCGAAGAAAATAGAAGAATTACAAAAACAATAAATCAACGTTTATTTTATGAAAATGGATTAGCAATATTGTCAGACAAACAACGTCAAAATTTAATGGATGCGTATGATTTAGAAGCTGGAATTGTAGAACTTAAACGACAAGCAAATAAATTAGGTATTGATACAACAACAGAAAGTTTTCAAAATTTTATTGATAAATTAAAAATAACAAGACAAAAAACTATAGAGTTAAAACAAGATCAAGAAGATTTCCAAAAAACATTTACCTATGGTTGGTTTAAAGCATTTAATGAATATGCAGACAATGCAGACAATGCAGCATTACGCGCAAAAGATATATTTAAATCAATGACTGATGTATTGACCAATTCTATAAATGAATTTGTTGATACAGGAACAGTTGCGTGGGATAGACTTATTGAAAACATCATAAAAGGAATGTTAAAAGCAGAATTGCAAAGGCAAGCAAGTCAATTGTTTAGCTTGGGTTTCAACGCTATAAGAGGGTTGTTTGGCGGTAGTCCAATGTCACCAACTGACGATATACCAGTTATGTCGGCGCACGCATCGGGCGGTGTTGCTAGTGCAAATACGTTATCAATAGTGGGTGAACGTGGCCCAGAATTGTTTATGCCAAAAACATCGGGCGCAATAATACCAAATAATCAATTGTCAGCAATGGGCGGCGGTCAAACAATTAACTACAATGGACCATACATTGCAAGCATGAGCGCAATAGACACGCAAAGCGGCGTACAGTTTTTGTCAAAAAACAAACAAGCAGTTTGGGCAACTTATCAATCTGCTAATCGCAGTATTCCAATGTCGAGGTAAATCATGGCAGTTCCAAATACATTCGCAACGTCAACAAGCCCAATTCCGCTTGCTAACCTAGACGCAAATTTTGCGTATTACGATAACGCATTTTCCGTATCAGGAACGATTGTTACTTATAGCGGTAGGATTGTTTCTACGATTGCCACGGGTACAGCACCATTTACAGTTGCATCCACAACGCCAGTAGCAAATTTAAGCATTGGCGGCAATGCGGGAAGCGCTACCAACATAGCAGGCGGCGCTGTAGGTTCAATTGCGTATCAATCAGCAGCAGGCGCAACAACATTTTTAGCAGATGTTGCCACTGGTAATGCGGTAATTTCGGGCGGCGTAGGCGTTGCACCTTCATACGGCAAAATAGGTTTGACCACTCACGTTAGTGGAACATTGCCTGTTGCCAATGGAGGCACAAATTTAACAACGTATACGATTGGCGATATTGTTTACGCATCCGCAGTTACGACATTATCAACACTTGCTGATGTTGCTACGGGCAATGCTTTGATTTCGGGCGGCGTTGGTGCTGCACCTAGTTATGGGAAAATAGGTTTAACAACTCATGTAATTGGAACATTGCCAGTTGCAAATGGAGGTACAAACCTTGCATCAGGGACATCAGGCGGCGTGCTGTACTATTCAGCAACAGGAACGCTTGCAAGTTCGGCATTGCTAACGCAATATGGTGTTGTATATGGCGGCGGCGCAGGCGGTGCACCTGTTTCAACAGCAGCAGGCACAACAGGACAAGTTTTAACTGCAACAACAGGCGGCGCACCAACTTGGGCAAATCCAGCAACAAGCGGCACAGTTACATCTGTTGGTTGGACGGGCGGCATTGTTTCTGTTGCTACGGCAACGACAACGCCAGCATTTACGATTGCGGGAACATCGGGAGGTATTCCTTATTTTTCTAGCGGTACGACTTGGGCAACATCTGCCGCACTTGCTGCTAATTCAATTGTTATTGGTGGCGGCGCAGGCGTTGCACCAGCTACTACAACCACAGGCACGGGCGTTGTTACGGCAATTGGTAATGCGGTAAACAACACAAACGGATTGGTTACACAAACCGCAACATTAACAGCAAGCGCATTATTGATTGGTGGTGGTGCAAGCACAGGAATTGCGTCAACGACAACAGGTACTGGTGTTGTAACTGCGCTTGGCAATAATGCAAATGCAACAGGCGGCGTTGTAACAGTAGACGGAACAGCAACGCTGACCAACAAAACTCTGACAAATCCAACTGTAACTAATTATGTTGAATCGGTTGTTGCAATTGGTAATTCAGGAACAACGCAAACGCTTGCATTAACCAACGGTACTGTGCAAACTGTGACTATGACGGGTAACTGCACGTTCACTATGCCTACGGCTACTGCTGGAAAGTCTTTTATCTTGATTGTCAGTACAGGCGCTGGTGGTTTTACAGGCACGTTTACCAGCGTTAAATGGCCCAGCAACACAGCACCTACTTTGACCACTACAGCAACCCGTTGGGATATTCTGACGTTTTTTGCTGATGGCACTAACTGGTATGGCACTTTTGCACAGGCGTTCCAATAATGTTTGCATCTAAAGACCTGTTTTTTACCCGTCCTAGCGGCTATCAAATTAGCCGCAGTGTAAGGTTGCGTTCTAGTGCAAGTGCTTACTTTAATAGGACTCCAGCAAGCGCAACAAATCAACAAAAGTGGACATGGAGTGGCTGGGTAAAGCGAGGAATTCTTTCGTCAACTCAAGAAATATTTGCGGCGGGAACAGCAGATTTATTTAGAACTTTATTATTTTTTGATACATCAAATAATTTAAATCTAGTAAGCACAAGTAATCCAAACTATTATGGAACAATAACAACAGCTGTTTTTCGTGCTACTTCTGCTTGGGATCATAT